GGACGAGTTTTGGATGGAATTAGACCTGAGTTATTGGAACTTATGTCGACTTATGGATCAATGCGTAAGAAAGGAGTGGTACCTCCGACCATCTTTCAGGACTGTCTTAAAGATGCTAGAATCGATCAATCAAAATTACACGAGCCTGGAAAGACGCGTGTATTTTCAATCTCTCCCATTGAGTATACGATGGCAATTAAAAAGTATTTTGGACACTTCCAGGCCGCATATGCTCGATCACGTCCCATGGGAGAGACTGCAATTGGCATTAATCCTAATGGTCCTGAATGGACGGATTTATTCAGACATCTGGCCGAAATGGGCGATGACGGTATTGTCACAGGAGATTACAAGGCATTCGGGGATCGGTTGCAGAGTGAATGTGTCTCTGCTGCTTTCGACATTATCGCACGATGGTATAGACATTACTTTGATGTGTCAGACGAGAGCGAAGTCGTTAGGAGAGTTCTTAGGGACGAATTACTGCACGTGCCTCACCTGGCGTTCACACATCTCTACCGTATGTTTTGCGGAATCCCGTCGGGCTTCGCGCTTACTGTGGAGATTAATTCCATCGTCAACTGCTTGTATATGCGAGTCTGTTGGATCCTGCTCATGCAAGGCACTGCGCTCAGCTCCCTAGCGCAATTTAATCAGTATGTGAGACTCGTAACATACGGGGACGATCTAATTATGTCGGTTCATCCTAAAGCGAGAGGTAGATTCAATTTCCAAACTATACAAAAAGTTTTGGCAGAGTATGAGATTGAATTTACGCCATCTTCCAAAGTGGCAACTGAAAAAAAATTTGAAAAATTATCGGAAGCTACTTTTCTTAAAAGATCATTCGTCCATCATCCGTGTCGTAAGCACATGTTGGCGCCCCTTGAAGAGAGTTCAGTTACAGATTGTATAAACTGGATTCATAAAGGGGGAGATCCATTTACTGCCACATTAGAAAATGTGAGAGCTGTTGCTGAAATGGCTTATTGTTTAGGTGAATTTCGTCATAGAACAATAGTAAGACGTATAGAGCGAGTTTGGAATGAGATATTTCCGAAAGTACGTCTCCATCTCAAAACATGGCAAGAAATGGACGAATTGATTTGGGGCACTGATCAACTGATGTTGCCGGATTATATCTTGAAAGATTTAGAATCTGAAGAGATATACTCGGTGGCTCGTAATGATTATAAGACCCCGGATAAGACTTCAAAGATTGACGACCTTTGATTTAATGTAAGTCTTAGACTCTAAGAATTTGCAACTCTTAGTTTAATGATTGCACGCACTTACTCTAGGCACGGAGTAAGTGTGACTTGTCGCTCTATAGTGCCGCGGTTGTTAGTTTGGGCTTTTACTTCAGTAAAGTGAAGGTTTGCCTGTCGGTAGATATTCGTCTGATACCTCTGATTTTGTTGTTAATGGTTTTTCCTATTGGTACTTTTACATTAATTCATCATTTTCTCAGAGTAAGCTGGGATTCATTCTCATTCATTCGATGGCTAGCATCGCTCATAACTTAGGTTTTTTCACTCATAATTGGACGTAAAATTCACCCCATCGTCTAATTTGGAGTTTTCCTAAGCATTTAACGTTAGAATCTTACTTATTAGGTCCTCTACCCTTAAACCCAAAAAAAAAAAAAAAAAAAAAAAAAAAAAAAAAAAAAAAAAAAAAAAAAAAAAAAAAAAAAAAAAAAAAAAAAAAAAAAAA